TTCATTATATTGTTGAATAAACTTTAGAATCTCTTCAAATACAATTTTTTGATTAAAATCTTCAAAATATTCAGACTTAATAAATGGAATAACTTTTCTTAAATAAGTTTCATTATAAAGAAGATTGCGAAGAATTAAAAACTCAACTTTGTCCATAAGGCATATCAAATACAAATGTTATTCTTGTTTCATCACCAATATTAACTGTTCCGTGAGGTAGTTTATTATTAAACCAAAAAAGAGTTCCTGGTTCAACAATTACACTATCAGTTCCACAGAAATATTGATATCTTCCCAAAATAGAAAGGTGATATCTATCTCTTGTTAGATAATAAGTTCCTTCATCAATATGTGCTCCTACAATTTCATCAATAGGCAAAGAAAGAAAACCACAACGGTGCAACTCTCTATTTCCAAATTGTTTACGTATGATCTTTCTAATTTCACTGTGATGCTCATATGCAGGAGTCTTAATATTAATTTCAGAGTCTCCAACAAAGTCTTCTTTACTTTTAACTCCACCTATTATAAGTTGAAGAGCACTTACTGGCAAGTCAGCAAATCCCCTATCAACTAAAGACTGAGAATCTTTCAATTGTTTTTGATGATCCCAGTCTTGTGGATATTTTTTGAGTTGTTCTACAACTTTTGATACATTGATTCTTGTCTTCAGAATCTTAATCATTTGCCATAACTGAACTCCTCTCTTGCAATCGCATCAAGTTTTTGCATCACTTCATCAGTGAAATACTCTTCTGGGTTTGCAAGAATTTGTTTGGCATAAATCTTCTTACCATCCATTTCATAACGTCCTGCTACATTCTTCCAGAGTCCACCAAGTTCACCAAGCTCCAAAAGACCATAATAACGATCAAGACCGCGCTCATCATAATACAAACGGATCTCAACATCTTTATTTTCTTTACTCAAACGCGATTTAGCAGTCTTAGCCTTGATAATATTTCCGACCACTTCCGTTCCATCCTTTTCTTTCTTTTTGCTGAGATAAATGATCGTAGAGGCTGCGTATTTGAGTCCAGAACCTCCTCCCATTTCTTTAGTTGGTACGTAAGCTCCGATGACATCGTATGTATGATTTGTGACAATGAGCGGGACATTTGCTTGACCTAATTTGAGTGTGAGCATTCGGAAAGCACCTTTAATAAGTTGGGATTTAGTCATATCCCTAACTTCTTTCTCATTCAGTGCATCATTAATTTCTTTACTTGTAGACAGCATACCAAGAGAATCTAACACAAACATACAAGGTTTGCGATCTTCTACCGGTGCTTTCAGATATATATCTACTGCTTTGAGTGCCTTTGTACGGAACTCTTCTATAGTAACAACATTTACAACAACAAGACGAGTAGTATCAATTCCACGAGACTCTATAAGTGATTTGGTAATAGCAGCCTCAGTGTCAAAGTAGAGACAGTAACCATCGGGATGAGTATCAAGAAAGTTCTTAACCACTGCGAGAGAGAAAAAAGTCTTTCCAGTAGAAGACTCTCCAGCAATAGCAGTAATCTTATTCCCAGATACACCACCAAAAATACTACCTGAAACCAGTGCATTAAAAACGTATGAACCCGTATCAACATAAGTCTCAGTTTCATCAATATCGGATGCTAACTTTGTAAAGTCATCACCGATTTCTTTTACAATATCTTTAAGAAAATCCATCACACCACCATCCCGTATTCTTCACGAAGTATTTTTTTATAAGGCAAACCTTGTTCTTTGAGTTCTTTTACAAGTTTAAGTTTTTGATATAATGCAGAATCTCCACCAAGAGACATCGCATTTATAATTGTATTCAGTTCTTCATCATTAATAGGTAAATCCATTAGGTAAAAAAGGAATCAAGGTTTACAGTTTTTTCTACACTCCACTCAATCGCATCAAGAATTGCTCTGAGTGGTTCTACAAAACTTTTTTCAAATTGTAAGTCATAATCAATGTATTTGTCAAGATTAAGTTCTTTTGGAAACTCCTGAATAAAAGAAATAATATTCTCGTGTATGCTATTTGGTTTTTTTAAATAAATGAACTTTACCTTTTCACCATTATTAATAAGTGAATACTTGTTGGTAAGTTTTTTCTCTTTTATATAATGATTGAATAAAAGTGCTCCACGAATATGAACTGGTGTTCCCTTTGCATAAATTGATGAAGGTGATTGATATTTTTGAACGTCAGATGCTGTTCTTGGGAATGCAATCTGTTCTGGTGGAAGCTGTTTAAACTGTTTTCGTGAATTTTCAATGAAATCAATGACTTCATCCTCAGTTCCACTCATCATCAACTTAAGAGCATCCTTAATCATCTTGCGACAAGGTGCAGGTGTAGAAGATTTAACTGCTTCAATACCCATCATCTTGAGTTTAGGTTCTTCATAACGAACACCTTCACTATCCCAGACATTCAGAATGTATCGTTTCTTGGCAGTCCAGATTCCCCGATCAGCAATATTCTCTCGTTTCATCTGCATCTTTTGGTCATAAGCATTTACATACGAAGCCAATTCTTGGTAGCAACCTTCAATATACTTTTCAAGTTCCACTTTACAGATCTTATCAAGGAACGAAACAATGCCCTGAGTAGTTTTCTCTCTTCTCTTGTATACAGTTTCAACCAGAGGGCCCATATTAAGATAAATGGAGTCAGTATCTGAAGCAATAACATAATCAACATCATCTGTTTTAAGAAGTTTATTCAAGTAAGCATTCATCTTACTTTCAATCCAACGAATTGCAACTTGCCCACTTAAAGTGATTGCTTCAGCATTTTCAAGTTTATAATAACGAAAATACTGATTACCAATCGCACCATAAGCAGAGTTCAAGGAAATCTTTTTTGCCATTTGGATGTTATTGCATCTAGCAATTTCCTTCTCAAGTTCCTTCGTCTTTTTCTTTTCGTATTGTTTCTTTGCTTCGATCATCTTATTTTTAAAGATGACACGATCCTGATACATTTTTTCCATTAGTTCGGGAAGAAATCCACGAACATCTTTACGGAACATTGCACCATTTGCACAGACAGCATAGTCCTTGTACATCTCAAAAGTAAGTTCTTGATTGAGAATCTTATCTACGGTAATCGTTGGATGTCTTTCATCAACAAGAGTTTCTGGACTGATATTAAACTCCATAATCAAGTGAGGGTACAGTGAGTTTAAGTCAAAGTTAACAACCCAATCATACTTACCTGGTTTGGGTTCTTTTACATAAGCACCAGCATACTTCTCATTCTTTTGAGATTTATTCTTTGGTGGGATTACAATATCTCTTTTTTTGAGGTAGTTATAAATGATGTTGTCCCACATACGAACTTGATAGAACACATCTGCATAGTTGACTTTTGCATCATATGCCATTGTCAAAGCAAGTTCAATGAGTTTCATCTTGTCTTCCAAACGGTCAACAAGTTCTACGTCAACGATGTTGTACTCAATAAATTTTTGCCAACCTTGAGTATAGAAGTCCTTAAAAGTATCAAACTCTGAGTGATCAAGTTTTTTCTGTCCCAGTTCAACTTCAGCAATATAATCAAGACGATATGACTCCTGTGCTTTATAAGTAAACTTCTTATAAAGATCTAAGTAGTCAAGTTGAGTCAATCCACCAACATCGAAGGTGGTATGCTTTCTTCCATTAATGAAAATTTCACCTTCAGTCACAAGTCCCCAATTAGACATTCGTTTCATTAGTTTTTCACCAAGAACACGATTCAGTCTCTTACAAATATAAGGTATATCATAAAACTGAATATTCCATCCAGTAATTACGTCGGGAACATCCACCATCCAATAATGAATAAAATTGTTTAAAAGTTCATATTCACTCGGACAATGATGATAAGTAACATCATCACGAGTATTTTTAAATGATTTCGATCCCCAAGTGATGATTTTTTTTGTTGAATAATCTTGAATAGTGATTGCAAGAATTTCTTCTGAACAGGATTCAACATCAGGAAATCCTTGTTCAGAAGCAACCTCAATATCCAGAGTTACAAGTTTGATTTTACTGATATCAAACTTGATTTCATCCTCTGGATATTTTTCTGAAATATATTGATAGACATATCGATCATTTCCATATATTTGAAATCCATCAACTTCATCATACTTTTTATAAAACTCACGACAATCCCTTACAGTTCCAGGATTAATTGGTTCTACTGCTTCACCACTTAATGTTCTATACTTAGAATCCTTTTTAGTTTTTACAAAGAGAGTAGGAAAAAACTCATCTCTTGTTTCAAATCTTTTACCATTTTCTACTCCACGAACCAAAAATTGATTTCCAATCAATTGAACATTAGTATAAAAGCTTTGTGTCATTCTTTAATCAAGTTCTCATATTTTTTAAGAAGGGTTGGTGTCGGATCTGCAAGAGTAAGAATCTTATCCGAACTCATCATAAAAGTATTTTCTTTCGTATAGTCAGAAAGAAATGGTTCCAATATTGGGTCATATCCATTTTCTTTTTTTACCACAAATGGATTAATAAGTTTGCAATCTGGTTCTCCAATATCAGCAGATACTTCATTAATTTGACTGATCAAAATTACATTGTTCATCAATGCCAATACTTTGATTATTTTCTTTTGATTTTCCATTTTTACTCTTTTCCGCAATTCTTTGGTCATACATTTCTATAATTTTAGAAATTGGTTCTACAATTGTCACAACCCAATCAGATGGAATTGGTATTTCTCTTTGTTCAGAGAGAGGAATATAAGGATAAAAAGTTACAGCTACTTGTTTTGTCAGGTGACTTTCACTTTCATTTGTTATATTACCATTGATAATTTTAACAATATATGGTGAGGTGAGAAGATATCCAACAGTTCTTTCTTCAACTGAAAGTTCTTTAACATCAGCAACTATATCTTCTCCAGACCTCAATAATAAAAGTTTTACTGTCATAATTCCAAAGTTCCTGTTAATATTTTAGCAATAAAAATGGGAGGCGTCAACTGGTTTGTGCCAGTCACCTCCCTGTGGCGACGATATTCAATACTATTTATTCTCCACCATTTCCACCATCAGAATCACCATTTCCACCAGCACTTGAACGACTTCTTACGGGAATTGCTTTTCCTTTTGGAATTTTTTTGGATTTCCCTCCAGAATAAACAGTGTGTGGAATTGCATTTTTATATGCAATTTTTTTGAATTCGTCGTAAGATTTCATTTTTATTTTTATTTAGAGATAATCTTTACGAGAGTGATGTTCAGGAACAATCTTACCAAGTTTAATAGTCAATAGTCCGTTATCAAAGGTAACATCTCGTACTTCTGTGTCGTCGGATAGAGTCCATGCTCTCTTGAAAGATCGTTGAGCCAATCCCTTATGGATGTAGTTGGCATCAGATTCTTTATCCTCCTTTTGCCCTTCGACAAAAAGTTTTCCATACTCTGTGTATACATTTACTTCCTCCTTTTTAAATCCAGCAAGTGCAATTTCTAATCTTGACTCAACATTGCTCAGTTGAACAAGATTGTAAGGTGGGTAGTTAGAAGTTGTTTCATGAAGATTAAACAGACGATCAAAATATTCGTCCATTCCGATACTATTGCGTGTAATCCTGTCCATCAAGGCAGGCAAATCCGCAGATGTAAACCGTGAAGTTACAAGGTTAGTCATTATGGTAGCTCCTTTAAAAGCGAGTTTGTGTTTAGTGGATCCTTACGGCATCCACTATTAATTATACAAGATCATAAAAAAAGACGGGTAGGAATCCCGTCCCCTTTTTATTCGGTTTCCTGAACTTTACCCTTTTTACCAATATTATATTTTTGTTCTAAAATCCAATCACCTTTATCTTTATAAGCAAGAACTTTGATTTGATTCAATGGTGCAATATCAGTAACACTATCTTCTTTAACAACCGTAATTAATCCCCAATCAGCAAGAAGACGAACAATACGATTACGTCTCTGAACATCATTCACGGTCAGGTTTGCGTGTTTGCCGTCAAGAGCAAACAGTTCCTTAAAGTGGACAATATAATATCTACCTTGCTTATGCAGAATGTGGCAAGATTGATAAAGTTTTTTTTCTTTTCTTGATGCAACTCCGATGCGGGTTAAAGTCTCACGGACTTTCAGAAAGTCATCAGGTTCATTAAGAATTACCTCTACCATTTGGTCTTGAGACCAATTAACGGTAGGTTCTACCGTAGTAGTCATTTTGATCCTCCAATGTCAAGTCGTTGTTTAATAAATTTAATTTGTTCTTTTGTCAGGATTTTCAGAGCTTGTGATGCTTTTTCATTACTATATCCATAGTATTGTTTTATACATTCTAAGTCTGTGACTTTATCCTTTCGGAGCCAGAGAGAAAATCTCTTCTTTTTCCTTAGAGTATTTAGATAAAATGAATATTGCATATCCTTATCAAGATGATGTGACATGTTCATTTCATTTACATACATTACACAATCAATATTTCCAGATAAACAACGATTAATAATATAGGGAGAATATTCTTTAATATTTTCAACATTCTCCATTAGATTTTCCTTTGTAAAATTGATGGAGTTTAACCAATCTTTAAGTTCCAGCATTAAAAGCAACCTCTAAAGGAGTAATTTTTTCTGTGAGATAATTTGTAACTAAGAGTTCAGTTTTTACATTGGCATCAGTTCCCTTTTCTCCCCTGTGTGCCATTGAGTATCTTAACTTCCATTCACGAAGATAATAATCTTTATATAGTTCCAAAAGTCTATCATTTACATTATAAGTAATCATAAACTTGTGAGGACACTTATAAACATTCTCGGCAAATACATCGTGGTCAAATGACTTATGCATCTCACGATTTTTGCCATAAAGAAAATCTTTAATATCATAAGGTGGATCTAAAAATACAAAGACATCTTCTCCTGGAGCATTCATTACTTCTGAGTAATCAATGTTTGTAATCTTCCAATTCCTCATCAGTTTGGAATATTCTTTAAGTTTCTCAATACCAACAAAAGAAAAGTTAGAACGAGATGCTGTGGGTGAAAATGTGCTGTTTTCAGTCAGACCAGAAAAACTACATTTATTCAAAATGAAAAAACTTGCTGCACGTTCTACTCCATCTTGAGTATTGATATTAACTTTAGTTTGGTCAAAAAGTTCTTTGTGTGCTGCATCTTTCTCATCCTGAGTTCCAAAGTCAGACACTTTGGTTTTGATTTCTTTCAAGAGTTCTGAAAGTTCTTCACCGTTATCACGAAGTTGAACCCAAAAATTATAAAGAGGAACATATAAGTCATTAATCCAAACAGGAATATTTGGATATGCTTGAGTTGTATAAAAAGCAACAGAACCACCACCAATAAATGGTTCACGATATTCCTTGAAGTTATCAGGATACCAAGGTGCTAGGGTTTGAG